CCAACCAATCATCCACTTATGACTACCTAAAACACCAGTATTACCTTCATCGTTCCACATGTACCCAATTGCACATCCTTTGTACCATTTACAAAACTTCTGAAGGCCCCAATTACTCAAGACTGCAACAATTGCAAATGCCAAAGTAGCCATCAAGGCAGCAACAGCATTAGGATTATTCATTATTAATATAAAAGTTTATATTAATTCCCAAGAAAAAAAATTAAATTTCGATTAACTCAATAATTAGACTTTTTTTGGTATTCACATAAGTATTCATGTAATTATTTTCATTAACCTTTAGTCCAAAAGTTTGTTCTCGTATATTTTCTTGACCTAAAGCTATTACACTACCTTGATACCATGCATTAACTATAAACTCTGTATTTGGTTTAAAAATAACTTCAGCATCGAATGAAAACTGTGAATAATTTCCAACATATCTACCTGTTTTTGATTTGACAATAAATACTGTACCCTGTTTTTTTGAAGTTACAAATTCTGTTATATGTTCAGTTGCAACCCTCCATAAAGTACTTGCCGATAAAAAGATTGGCCAACTAATTTTGTTTCCGATTAGAAATTTATTTCGATTGATAGAATTAACACCAATATAAGTTTCTCCTATAAATTCAGGTATTGTATCAAGAGCACCATATAAACATCGGGTGAATTGTTTTATTTTTCCACTTTTAGATTTTGAACTATTAACAAGTTTTGCCAGAATTGAGTTATTAGTGAAGAGACAAATAGATAGTAATTGTTGAGGAGTTAATAAATTATCGCCGGAGGCTATGACATTTGTAGTAAATACTTTCGCGTTCCATAATAAACTTGCATATTGGTTCTTATCCTCAAAAACTTCAACGATTGATAATTCTCCATTTGATTCATCTTCTTTGACATCATTATCAGGGGGGTATCGTCCCCCCTTCGACCTCTGTCTCCGACAACGGAGGAGATTGAGGGAAGAATCATCTTCATCACCTTCATCTTCACTCTCATTTTCGACTAATTCTTCCATTCTTGAATTAATTCCGCTTGATACTAAAGTTCGGAGATCTTTGGGTTTGTTAGCTAAGAATAATATAGATGCATTATGTGAACTAAGTTCACAGGCTTTTTTGAGCCTTGCAATACACTGATTGACTTTTATCTTTAATTGACTGTTTGTCGGTAATAATTTTATTATTCGCGGATTATTAATCCACTGAGCCCACACATAACTATTTAAACCATGAGAATTCTTTATTGTAGGATCCGCTCCAAGATTTAATAAAACTTTAATTACTCTATAATTGGAATGAATAATTGCCTCCATAAGTGGTGTGGAACCATCGTGATCTATAACATCTATGGCATTTTTTGTGGATAAACAGCCTAATGCACCACATCTATTCAGAAGCAGATCACATGCAGACTTTTCAGTTTGGGCAAACCCACCCCTGGCTAAATTTACTAGTGAATTAAGTGCTGGATTAACAAGAATATTTTTAATTTCTACTCTATTTCTACAATAAGATGAGGCTGTATTACCGAATTTATCTTTGATTGTTATGTCCGCTTTGTTATTTATTAAATATTTAATTACTGGAATATGTCCTTGAATTACTGAAAGGTGTAAGGGAGTTTGTCCATTAATATCCAAAGAATGGATATTTGCACCAAGTGACAAGAGAGTTAGTGTTGCTTCAGTTCTGCCATAATATGCCGCTAAATGTAATGGCGTTGCATCTGGTAGAATTGAATTATCTGAGTCTGTTTTTTGTTCAAACGATATTCCATACTCATGAAGTATTTTTATACATTCGGGTTTATTGGCTTCTACAGCCGCAAAGATAGCATTAAAACCATCAATATGAGCTTTCCAATTAACAAAGTCCGGTTCTACATAATTGAGTAAAAGTTCCAGAATTTTAGGCTGACCATTTCTACAACAAAGAAGGACAATTGTGTCACCATTTTTATTAATATGTGTAACACTAGCACCTTTTGCTAAAAGTTGTTCTGCAATTTTAAGGGGTCCTTTTTGACATATTGAATAAATAGGTGGATTACCTTTTAAATTAATATAATTAACATCAGCACCATTGTCAATTAGTTCAGCAATAATACATGGATATCGTTTAGCGCAGGCTATCCAAAGAGGTGTGTTACCCAATATGTTAGGTTTATCAATCTCTGCTCCTTTTTCTATAAAGAATTTAACATGAGGCAAACTTCCTTTTTCACTTGCTTTGAATAACGATGATTCATCATCCTGATTGACAAAATTAATTAATTCACTATTATGATCTAATAAAATCTTAGCGAGTTGAATATATTTGGATGTTTCTGGACTATCAGGTTTTTTTGGAATACAATGATCTAAAAACATATCTATTGTTGGAATTGCACCATGTTTTTTTATAAGAAGAGTTATTAAATGTGTCATTTGTTTGGCTAAAGCTACATTAAGATAAGATTGAACATCAATATCTAATTCTTTATTTTGAGCTTTTTCATACAAGAACATTATATAATCACTTGTCATTGTTTCATTAACATCCGTTGAACTATCTACAGTATTGGCTATTATTTGGGCTGTTATAGTAAAATTATGATTAATAGCAAACTCCTCCAATCCTTTTTTTCTCTTAGAGGGAATTATAGCACCAACTGTCATCAAAACCTTCATTACTTTCCAAAAACCTCTTTTTTTTATAGCTAATGTCATAGCTGTTTCATTATCATTATTTTCAGTCTCAACGTCCAGTGTAGGATATTTTTCTAAGATTTTTTCAACAGTATAACTTTGACCACAAAATGCCGCTAATGTAAGGGCTGTATTTCCATCTATATCGTGGTGTATTACATCATCATAAGTTAATAGTTCCAATTGATTTGTAATTTCGGGCGTGATGGTATTAAACTGATTATTTGTAATTGCAGATTGCAAACTATTTCTATCTTTACCATTATTATTCCTTGAATAGTTAACAGGGTATTCTTTACTGACTTTGATCAATAGTGGTTTTGGTCTAGTAATTATGTTTGGTTTATATTTTTTAGGTTTAGTTACAATTGTAGAGAATTGGCTACTAAATCGAATGTCGGATAGTTTCCCAATTTCTACTGATAGTCCCTTTCTCAGAGAATTAACCTGTTTTTCAAGAAAATCGAGTCTATCTAATAGGATTTTGTCTTGTGTGGATAAAATTATGGCTTCTACTCTTTGTTGGATAAGAGAACAATGAAGATCAAATACCAAACAATCTTTCTTTTCCTTACCGCTCCTTTGGAGGCTAAGATTTAATAATTCAGAGGCAAGTTCATCGATTAATGTCGATATCCATTTGTTAAATAAGGGTTTGGGATTCGCGTTAACAGTTATTGGTATAACTACGTCATCATCTAACTGTGAATTTATTGTTAAAGTTCCATCCACTCCATTATTAATAATCCAATGTTTAAAGACTCCTTTTCCGTTTCTACTAATAGGAAACTGAACATTTAGACAATGATCTCCACCGAAAAAAATAGTTGAAACTGGATTAATATGAAATGTAATAGGAACTGTTGATGATTTACTTGCAACATCGAACAGAGATTGTAATTTATGACATAGAGTATCTCCATCATCTCTTGGATCAGCATATCTAAAAGTACCTTCAATATTACCAGTCTTTCTTAATTTTTCCAAAAGTTCTTTATCACAACCAGAACCAAAGCCTATCGAATGAACACTAACTGGTCCCATATATTGAGAATCATTTATAATATTAGTTAATTCAGTTGCTAGTTTGTCCCTATTACCACCCGCCTTACCATCTGTTAGGAATGATATTGTTATGTTACTGATGTCAATTTGCTTAGATAACACGACATCAATCTTTTCAAAAGCAGCATTAAAGTTTGTTCCGCCACCAGTAAACATTGTTCGAATAATACGATTAACATCTACTTGAGTTCCTGTTGTATTTATTATCTCGGCTGTACTTGCATATCCAATAATAACAGTTTTGACTGATATATTTGATCGAGATAAAGCCATAATGTGTGTTAACGCAGTCTCTACTTGTTTCCATGGATTACCCCCCATAGACCCACTTCTGTCAACAACTGCTATAAACAGACTTGGTTTGGTTACAAAGTTAGAATTTTCTAGATTAACCTGTAATTCAGTAACTGGCAAAATTTCACCTGTTGGACTGATAATAGGTGTTATCATACTTGACCATTTTTGAGATGATAGTTCTTCCCTCAATCTCCTCCGTTGTCGGAGACAGAGGTCGAAGAGGGGACTATACCCTGTGCAAAGCACCGGTAATGTAGAGATTTTTTCTTTATTGACATTTTTTGTAACTGATTCAACCAAACCTGATAAAACAACATTTTTAACTGCCGATAGAACATCAAAATCTCCTAAGTTTTGTTTACATAATGGACATGTTTTGTTAGTTTTTCTTTCAAAATATTGAACTAAGGGTAATCTACTGAACGCTTTTCCGCAACAAGGAACCGATATTGGATCTTCAAATAGATCCAATGTAATAGGACATGTTAGATCATTTAAGATATTATCCATCTTTTGGATGAAAGTGAATAATAAATAATATTTGAATATTAAATACTTTTCAATTTTTTTAATACTATTATTAAAAAATTGATTTAATTTAATTCAGATTCATGATATATTATCATCTATACCACTATGGATTCTACTTCCCCCCAAAAAACTTTTGTTTCTTCACAAATCTTTGATATTTCAACTTCATTTGATCAATTGGCTGTTAGTGATAATGTACCAACAACTGTATCTGGTTTAATTGAAATATCTATATCTAAAAATATAAAATGTGATTCCACAGATTACCCAAGAGATCTAATTCTATTACTAGACTGTAGTGCAAGTATGAGAGGTATTCCCTATGCATATTTATTGGCATCTGTTCAATTCTTATTTGAATACCTTAATGAACATCAACGAGTATCCGTAATTACTTTTGGAGAAGTTTCCACAATTATTAGTAATTTACAACCCTGTACTGATAATCTTAAGAAAGATATATTGGGGAAGTTAACTAAAAAAACACTCGAACGTGCAACTGATATCTCGGCAGCATTTAAAGATTGTAAAACAGTAGTAAAAAATTCCATCAATCCCATTATTGCTCTATTTACCGACGGTGTTGCTAATACAGGCATTACTACAACTGATGAATTGGTTGAATCTTTAAAAACTTGCGGTTTATCTCAACATACTATACATTGTTTTGGATATGGTGATGAACATTCTCCCGTAATGTTAGATGCTATCAGTTGTTTATCCTCCAATGGTCTTTATTACAACATTTTACAAGAAAGTGATATTGGAGATAAAATAGGTCCGTTTATTCAACGATTCAACAATATCATATGTAATGATACAGAATTACGTATTACACCTTCCGAAGGTGTATCAAATATTAATTTCCACTCCTTACTTAAAATTAAAAAAAAAGAAAGTGCAAATCTCTACAAAATATGTCTTAACGAATTCTCTACTGAAGACACAACAGTCATACTATTCACAGTTATTACTAACCCCAAACAATATAAAAATAATTTAATGACAATATCACTTTCATATCTTAATTTGCAGAATAACTCAATCGTTTCTATTAAAGATAAGATAATTTTACCTGTTGATTCAGAATCTGTATCTAATACCTCTGATGTTATAAAGCTAATCAAAGAGGAAAAATATCGTTATCTTACTGGGAAATATATCAAAAGCCGAATTCAACACTCAATTAGTATTGAGGAAATTAATAAATTGATTTTGGAAATGGAGAATGATAATAATGATAAACTTACAGATCTTATTAAACAACTAAAGAAATTTACAAACAATCGTTTCAGTGATAAAGCCGGTTATTCTCTTGCTAGTACCCATCGCACTCGACAAGCCAATACTGGTACAGATCCTCGTTACTGTAGTCCTAACACTATAGCTCTGTCTAATCATGCTACGAATTATATCCGTACTACGTCTGCTACATATATGGATATTAATTCATTAAAACAATGTTTGGTTGATACTGATACCCATAACGATAACGATGATTAATCTTTTATCTCTCAAAGAAAAATATCCTTTAGATTGTATACATACTTGTTATACCTGTCTTTGATTTTTTATTTTTTATCAAATCCAGTATTATTCTTTTTATTACACCTCTATTTTGTTTATAAAAGTGTAATTCTTGTCCTACTTTAAATCCATAAGATTTAGAATGGTGTAAATCAACAATATATCCACTCATAATTCCTTGATCATAATTGCTTAATAGTAAAATATGAAACTTGTTTTTTATGTTTTTGTTAGTTTGATCTACTCTAATTATATATTTTTTAATTTGTTTTTTAAAATAATCACACTGAATCTCTTTACCTATATTTTTCATTATATCATAATGCATATCAAGATTTTTAATATAACCTTCAAAAATCATACAATATCCTTTTCCAATTATACCACATTTCTGTAAATATCCAAAAAGAACAGTAGGGTTATAAGCTAGTGGTATAAATACATCTTTGTAGAATTTTGTCTTTCTTATTCCATCGTGCAATTTAATAGCAATATTACCAACTTCTCGTTTTAGATTTGCAAGTTCAGATTTAATATCTGGATTTTGGAATATTTCTAACATTTCTATTATTCCAATCAATATCAAAATGTTTTTTATTGTATTTAACAATGCTTCATCAATGCTTAGTTCATCAATGTCTTTTTCTTCTAAAGTATCCAAAATCTGTAAATTTTCTATTTTTTCAATAGGGGGTCTAATATCCATCTGCTATTTTAGTTTTGCCGATACTTTGCACGCCGGTACTTTGCACGCCGGTACTTTGCACGCCGATACTTTGCACGCTGGTACTTTATACGCTATATATAGATTATATAGATTATCTATATACTAATGCGTAAATGTCCACACTTTCATTTTTTTTATATAACTTATACAGTTTAATTTAAAAGAATAATATTATTATTTTTGTATATTAATTACCATGTTATTAGACACTTTATCTCTACCATTAATCCTTAAAATTATTCGATATTTAGATATTCCAATTTATTTCAATCTTCTATTAACTAATAATGAATATTACACTGAATTATTTTCTGTATTGGCATTAAGATCTTTATATTTGGGTCAAATTTGTGGTACTAATTCAGTTATTCGCTATTTCAGGAAAAATAAAAATATGAAAACACCCCCAACCCACGAATTAAAAGATTATCATGATCCACGAAGTGGAGACATACGACCAACACCATCCACTATAATAGACCAAGATTCTACATTCGATACGGATAACAACTATTTGTTAAAATTAACTTCAAGTTCACAACCTAGTACCAAAAAAGTCAGTGCATATAATGATAAACCCTTTGGTAAAATAATTACTGATAACCTTGATATGCATTATGATAGTGATAGCGTGCAAAGCACCGATGATGAAAATGATGATGATGACAATGAAGATGTATTGAGACCAATTGATTTTTATAGACAAGTATGTGTTAAAGATGATTCAAAACAAAGAAAAAAGTAATGAAACAATTAAAAGAAAAAAGGTTAAAAATAGAAAAAGAGGAATCTGATGATAATAAGTTACTTACGCAAGTAGAAACGTTGAAAGAAAATGAACAAGATAATAATGATACACTGAAAGAATATGATCCTCAAATTATTTATGATCAACCAATGGAACTTTTAAGTACTAATGAATTGTTAAAAAAACAGCAGAATGATAATTATACTGTACAAACTTCTGACTTAGACATCACTTATGACACTAACCCCCCATTACGAGATATCAAACCATTTAATTCTGATTTTACTCCAGGCAAACATCATATGAGTTATAATTCTGAGTTTTCTGCATTTAATAACACGGATGGTAGAGGAACCTTTGCTACAGCCCAATCTTTTATCAAACAAACATATGACGTTATTAATACTACTGGATTTTTTGATAATAATGATGTTAAAATTACAGGAAAATTACCTAAAATGGGAGTTTCTAAAACAAAACCACTATCAATTTCAACACTTGATATTCCTCCCAAAATGAGTGACTATTATCATTTAATTAAACATTTCTATCAAATTAATCACAAATTCCAAAAATTCTTCCCAACAATTAGCAGATTATCCAGTCATTTTGATGAATTAAAAGATATTCCATGGGATGATGATGGTGGCAAAGAAGTATTGTATAAAATGCAATCCTATCTCTCAGAATATTTTTGCCAGAAAGTTGGACCATTCGTTGAGAATGAGTTTATGTATATTACTCATATTAATAAGTGTTTAAGAAAAATCTTAGAATTACACACTGAAGAACTAAATACAAATCTTTCCCCTGCGACAGGAATGGGTACGCTTCCAATGTTTATTGGAAACCAACCCTTACAAATTAATAATGCCACTAAGTTAATGAATCACTTAATAAAAAATAACAAAATTTGGACAAGCCCACATATTTCTATCAAAATGATAGATTCACTATTCAATTATGTTCTTAGTGAAAATATGAACAAAAAATTTGCTATTATCACTCAATCAACATCATTAATGCTTATGCCAGTATCAGAACATTTAACCAATGTTGGTCGAATGATATGTATGTTGGCCACTCACCAAAATTTAAATGAAAAATATATTATTCATACTCTGTCCAATTTTACAAATGAATTGTGGTTATGGAATGTATCAAATGGTACACTGCTTGAAAATCCAAGCATGTTTTATCATCTTATTACATCAATATATGTTTTAATGCGTAGAGTTCAAACTATAGATGATAATATTATTATTCAACTTTTAGATTTAATAAAAAAATCAGTTGATAAATTTGATATTTATGGAGCAACAAAACACCTTAATACTTATATTAAAAAAATAGGAAGTATGTTTCTACAACTATTATGTTTAATAATTCCAAAGAATCATAATCCGGATATACAAGACAAACTTGTTATAACTATAAAATTAATATTGAAGAAGTATTTTAAAACTCTTGAAGGTAATGTTGAATCATACAATATATTGTTCAAATATAAACTAATTGAATACTTAGAAGATAATTGTGTATTTAATGATAACATTATCTCACAGGAAATAATGCCTAAATTATTGAACCTTATGATTGAACAGATACAAACTGAAAAAAATAAAAATATAATTAAATTTCTAAAAGATAAAAGTTATTTATCTTACATAATGCAACACCTATTGATTTATAATTATATGGGTTTAGCTGATGAAATGGAAGAGTATTTGACATCATTTAATGATTGTATAGAAGATCTGTCAAAATTAATTTTTACATGTGATATAAGAACTCATCTCGGAGATTATTTAGAACAAAAAATAAAACGATACGATATTCAACAATCCATTGAGATTGTTGCCAATCAATATTTTACAATACTTAAATCCTGATGAATTTCGAATTTTCTATAATAGGATTATTTTTTTTCAAAAATTTCTTTTGCTCACATTGATAATCATATGTACATGAATGTGATAACTTATGTTCAGGGCAAAAATGTTTATTACATTTACATTTACTTATCACACTTAATATTTTTCTCTTACACCCTTTCTTTTTACACTTTAAATAAATACTCATTAAAACTATAAATATAAATTAAAAATATAATTTTAAATTAATTTTTTTATCATTTTTTATTATTTAAACTATTAAAAATTAATTACATTTTCCCTGTACTTCCAAATCCTCCTGTTCCTCTTTTTGTATTATCTAATTTATTAACTTCTACAACATCATTTATATTATCTGCATATTTTTCTAATATTAGTTGTGCAATTCTTTCACCCTCTATTAATTCTATATCTTTATCACTATGATTAAATAACATTACCATAATTTCACCACGATAATCTTGATCAATTACTCCGGCATGTACATTAATCTGATGTTTATAAGCTAATCCAGATCTAGGTGCTATTCGTCCATAACATCCTAATGGTATTTGCACTGTAATTCCTGTTTTGAATACTTCTTGGCAATGATTATGTATAATTTTAGTTTCTATAGAATATAAGTCAAAACCAGCACTTTGTGAACTTCCTTTCTTAGGTAATTGGGCTTTAGGTGAGACTTTTTTAACTTTTAAACTCATTGTTATTTTAATATCATATTTTAATAAATTGTAGTTATCTATTATGTCACTTTTTTTTTTGTTAAACTAATTTGACCCAATTATTAAAATTGTTTTCAGTTACATATCCACTATACTTATCAGTTGATTATTTATAAAAGATATTGGAGATTTAATTTAATAAGGTTAAGCATTTTCACACATTCTCTCACATTTTGTCCATCGCTAAAGATGCCGGGCCCACGCGAGTTTTTTTTTATCTATTAAACATTTACGTTCATTCCTTCTCAATGGCCATTTGACTGATTCCCTTAACTAAAAGATGAAGAAGGATACTTAAATAATATTTTGAACACATTCTCTCACATTTACTCTATCACTATCCACATTT